ATAAAATATATTCAACGACTATGTACAAAGAAGGAGTATTTCCTTAAGATATAGTCTAGACTTTACTTAATTAAGTAAAGTATTATCGATGGAGGCAAAGGTCAAATTACAAGGCCGTTTAAGGTAGTAATATCTTAAATAATCAGTAAGTAAATTTGGTGAAGGAAGTAAAATTCTAATACCAAGCTAATAAAATATAATAATTTATTAGTATAACGAATAAAGACTTACTAGGTTGAAATAATACCTAAATTTATATTCTAATTTACTAGGATAATCTAGTAATAGTAATGGTTGTAAGTGCTGTGAAACCCGACGATATGATGCCGATAATGGTAGATAATGACGGTAAACAAAGACGAGTAGAGGTTGTGATTTAATAAAAAGTCACCTAAATTAATAAAATATTATTTAGGAAAATTATACTAAAATGCTGGAAAGAGAAGTAAATCAATCAGCATCATTGAGCGAAAGCGAGATGTTCAACGACTAAATGTATAACTTTGGATGTGAAAACCGAAGATGATATAGTCTAAATCATATAGTGTTAGTATATGTTAACTTTGGAACCCCTACAGCACAATAAATCGTAAAATTCCGAGTGTCCTTATGGAATTACAACTCGGAAATATAGCACACAAACTGCACGATCTTGTAGATAATTATAAGAAAACAAAAACAGGGCAAAAGAAGATTAAGCCCCTTCTTGAAACATATTACCCCGGACGTTTTACTAGTATGGATGTAGAAGAAATTATAGAACGTCATAATACTAGTAAAATCGAGGATATGTATTATTTCAATGTTGGCTGCTTCTCTACTAAATTTACTCCAGAACTTGTAAATCAATGGGCTGAAGATTTAGGTGTAGAAAGTCAGAGTAAAATTCTTATGCCTGAGACTGAATTAACAGATCTCGATGAATTAAAAGAAAATCTAGAACCAGAAGAATATGATAAATTAGTTTCTGGAATGTCTGGTAAGTTTAGAGAAGTAGATAAACCTTTGCAGGCGGGATTCATGACCCTTGAAGAGTTATACCATATACCATCATATAGTAATAAGGTTACATCAAGTCTATATGGCGTAGATATTAATGCTAAACGAGATGAACCTATACTTGGAAAGGGACGCTATAGACAGACAGGACAGAAAATTGGTGAGATGGAATTGGCCGTATTACTTTCTAGAAATGCGGATCAATTTATCAGCGGTGCTAGAAAAGACACTGCGAAGGAAGATAATCAAATATTTTTAAATAATTTACTTGGTCTAGGATTAACCGTAGTAGATGATAAGGGATTTAATCAAGGTGGATTAAAAATAAAATGGTCCAAAGTTTGAGATATAACTTAAGAATTGTTAGAATTGCTAGAAAGACTTAATGAGAAAGTTTAATTAGCAGTCTAGATTTATAAAACTAGATTCAACGACTATGTGAACAATTATAAATTGAAATCTAATTTGTAAAAGATATAGTCTAGTACTAAAATTTATTAGAGATAATAATTAGTAAGCAAGTCTAAAAAAAGAATTAAATGATTTAAAGATTAAATTCCGTCGTAAAAATAACCTATTAAATATGGGAGGTAATTGATATGGAAAATAATAGCTGTTTAATGCTAAATTGCTCGCTCTATCTTCCAGTATCTTTATCTGCTATATTTAGTAGAGAAGATCTTAAAGATACTGGAATTGAAAATGAATCACATATAACATTATTATACGCTCAAGGAAAAGAAATCCCTAGGATGAATATTCTAGGAGATATCGAAACTATCTTAGGAGAACCCGAATTTGATAATTTTATTGAATATATAAGATCTGAAAATACTGAAAGAATTTTAAATAATTTTGAGATCGGATCTTTTGAGAATGATAGTGATTATATAGTGTTGAAAATGAAACAAACTAGTGAATTGTATAAAACACTTGGATTAATCAATAAAGGATTAAGAACGAAGTATGAAGTTGTTTCTGAGTATTCTTATACACCTCATATATCTCTTGCTGAACTTCAACTAGGAACAGCAAAGAAATATCTTGAGGATCCTAAAATTAGTTTAATACTAAATGAAAGTTTTGTATCATTTGAAGATCTTGTTATTTCCTATGGACCTAGTAATACGCCCGTAGATAGATTGAGATATAACCTAACTACATTTAATGCTATTGATTACTTCTTTCATACAGAAAATATGAGAAAAGAAAATTCAGAATTAGATTAAAAAATATATGATTCTCATTAATATACTATACTAATAATCTAATTCTAAATAAATCATTTAGGGAGGGAATTGATTCCCTCCTTATTTTAATTTATTATTTTATGAATTGGAAAGAATTTGATTTTAATAAAACACAAAAATACATAATAGACAATGATATAAAAACCAGAAGAGAATTTCAAAGTTCTCCTCATAGAGGTTTATATAAAAGAGCTAGATTAAAAGGATTTCTAAAAGATTTAAAATTTCAAAAAGAACAAACTAATTGGTCAGAAAACTATAAAACCATAGAAGATGTTCAAAATTTTATTGATAAAGAGAATATACCTAATCCAATGTATCTATATAATAATTTTAGGGGATTACATAATAGATGTTGTGAGAAAGGGTGGATTAAGTATCTAAAATTTCCTAAAAAACAAAATAATTGGGAGCATATTAAAACAATTCAAGATGCACAAGAATTTATTTTCAAAAATAATATAGAGTCTCCCAAAGATTTTAGAAATAAATATCCTGGATTAACTAATTTGTGTACTACGAATGGATGGATAAAAGATCTTAATTATATAAACTATACTAAACGTGAAAAAATTTCATGGAAATCAATTAACTCTATTGAACTTATGCAGAAATTTATTTATGATAATTTAATTACAAAAAGCGAATTGCATGATAAATTTCCAGGATTATGTACTAAATGTTATAATAATGGATGGATAAAATATTTAAAGTTTATAAAGAAATCAGTAAATATGAAAATATCATCTTGGGAAAAATCTTTAGTAAGTTTTTTACAGGATAAATTAATAGTAAATACTCAATTAGATTCATATTCATCTTATTCTAAAATAGATATATTTTTGCCAAATCTTAATATAGCTATTGAAGTACAAGGTCCAAATCATTACAGTAAACATTGTAGAGGTAGTTTTAATTCATTTTTAAAAACAAGAAAATCTGATATAAAGAAAAATAGATGGTGTAGAGAGCAAGGAATTACTTTGTTATACTTTAGCTATGATAAACTATTAGTAGAAAAATATGGATATCCCTGGTATATTTACACATCAGAGAAAGAATTGTTGGCAGAAATAGAACGAATCAAATCCTTATAAGTGTAGTAATAAACAAAATATTAATATTATGGAATCAGAAATTAAATTACCAAAGAAAGGAATTGTTGTTGGAGTTGAGTTAGAAAATCTTAATGAGTTTTTTAACCGAACTCAGCATTCGATAGGAACTACAGGAAAGTTTGAGATTTTGAGTGAACTTGAAAAGAAAGTAAAGGGAGAAAAAATACGACACTTAACTGAATATGTTCTTATGAAATATAAACCATTAGAAAGTATTGTATTTAGAATTTCTCGCTATATAAAAGGAGAAAATCAAGAGGAATACATAGTTTATTACAAATTCGAGGGATTTATTTCTTGAGACTAAAATTAGAAGAAGGGATTTAACAATTATCCCTTCTTTTTTCATGTCAAAGCCTTATATGTGAATAAAAAACTTAAATATAGAAAATTTATGAAAGCAGGAGGAGTAATAGCAACTATGATTGCTAGTTATTTAGCTGGAAAAGTTCTTTATGGAACAGGAAAAGCTATAAGTAGAGCTTTAGGTGGTTATCCTAGTAAAGAAGTAGAAAAGAAAATTGATGCTCTTCAACCAAAACTAAATGTAATGTTTGAATTCTATGAATCAAAAAATAATACTTCTAAAGTATCAGATCTTGAGAATCTTAATAAAAGACTCTCTAATGTTATTACTGAAGAGGATTATTTAGAAGTAGAGATTGAAGTGGAAAAGTTTTGGAATATTTATAAAAAAGAGCAGAAAAATTAAAAAAGAGAGGATTAATTTCCTCTCTTAATTTTTTATTTGCTTTCCACTAATTCTTTTGTTGCCTTTCTATGATAACCTTTCTTCTCAAATGCTTCAATAAAAATTCTTTTATGTATTGGATTTCCGGCCGCATCTTTTCCGTAGTATTGATTTCTCCAATGACCTCTTACACCAAAGGGACAATCTATATTTATTTCAGTATCGTATAGTTTATCTACTATAATTACTCCTTGATTTCTTCGGCCAGTATTAGGATCTTCAAATTGTGTAGGTGGATTTTTTACTTTTCCAGATAACACAGATTCAAATGTTTCAGTTTTTATTTCAGAAGTCATCAAAAATATAAAACTTTTAAATGATTCATAGATAAATCTGTATTTTATGCTAAATGATTCCTTAGCTTCAACCGAATATAAAGTTTGATTATAATTATTTTTAAAATATTTAATAAGATCATCTATAGTTTTATTATTTGATAATAAATCTTCTTGACTATCTATTACCTCTTTATAGTAATCTTCTAATGTATCTGACCATCCTAATGAAGTAAACTCATTCATCATTTTTGAAGGAATACTTTTAAAAAATTTATCCAAACAATTAAACTGTTTACAAAGTTTGTATGAGTTAACAAATTCATCCATGCTATATAAACAACCTTCTAAGTTTAATTCAGAAAAATTTAATAAATCACTCTTTTTTATTACTACACTTCCTAATGAATTAAATGTTTTTTTATCATTGCCCATAATACACTTTCCAATAAATGCATATAGTATAATATATTCATTTGTTATACAAAAAATAGAGTGGGCATTATAGTCTGTTTCCTGTTTATCTTTCGTACTAGAATTATATATCAATCCAAATTTAGCTTTCTTTTCTGAATTTCTAAATAAGTTTTCTAAGTTCTTTTTACTGACTATATCTCTTAATTTGCTAGAAAATAGCCGTTCTTTATTAAGTGAATAAAATCGAATATAGTTTTGTATATTACTTGAAATTTTATATTTTCTTATAGGTCTGGGTTCTTTACTTACAACTTCAAAAAATACATTTTCAAATTCAGTAATATGTTTACGGTTCCTTCTAAAATTTTCTAAGCCTTCTTTTTGTAAAACATATTTTACTGCAAATAATTTCTCGTAATCTTTTTCCATAATTTTTCTTTCTTTTAGTTTTTATTACATTAATAAGGATTTTGGGGAAATAAAAAAAGAATATCCAAATTAATGAATATTCTTTAAATAGTGGGCCCAGCCAGGCTTGAACTGACGACCTTCTGATTATGAGTCAGCTTCTCTAACCAACTGAGATATGGGCCCTGTTATAATTATGTCTAGTATCGGGAGGGGAGCTCGAATCCCCACGGGTCTTATTTTTCTGCCCAAAACATTTTAAGTGTTTCTTGTCTACCTATTCCAACATCCCGACATCCTTTTTAGTTGTTATTGTGTCTTGATAGATTTTTTATTTTATTTCAGAATTTCTTCCTCCATAAAATTGATTTCCAGATTCTATAAATAATATCTTTCAATCTTTTCTATCATATATAAGAATTTCAGGGTTTCTGAGATTCCTCTTTTTCCTCAAGTTTAAAATTTCCTGCAGTACCATGTCCTAACGATAGTACTAACTTTACTGCCTCAGGACCTCTCATGTAGTAATATCCGTCTGGCGCAGGTTTTTCAGAATTTAAATTTTTACTAATACTTTTAGTAGAAATAACTGATTCCTTCTTTGCAGATGTAATTGAATTATATGCTCCAAGAACTCTTAATTTATCTTTAGAAAATTTATATATTATATTCTCCATCTTTTTATGTAATTTCTCTTTGTCTCCAAGTTTAATACAAATATATTTTGTAGAAATTACATTACTACTTAATAACCTATCTACTCTGGATCTTTTAATATTGTCTTTTCCAACTAGTTTCTGGATATCTCTCGAAAAACCAAAATTTAAAAAGTCTCCATATAGATCTGCTAATACTATTTTTTCTGATAATTTTTCCAGAGTATTTACATTATTCATATTTCCTTTTTGATCAGTAACTCTAAGATTAGAAAAACTATTATCTGTTTTTATTGTATTAATGTGATCAATTATTTCTCCCTTTTTTAAATTTCTTCTTAAGAGATATTCCATAATAACTGTATGCGCTTTAGTACTATTACTATCAACTATAATATATCCTTTATTATTAAGTGTTCCTATTAATTTATTAAATCTATTTGATTTAATAAATCCTTCACTACACACAGACCATTGAGGATATTTCCAGTGTTCATACCAAGTATAGTCATCTAAGTTTCCAGAAAATCCTATAAGATCAAAAAACTTTTGATTAATGATTCTTGTCGTTTCCAATAATATCCTTTATAGCTATATTGACTTTTTTTAGCAATCGAAGAAATGTAACGTATATCATATCCTTTACTATCTAAAGAATCTATTGTAAATAATTCATTTCCCTTTTTATCCATTGCAGTATATTTAATTCGTTTATCTTTATGAACTGGTAAGCGTCTATCTGGACTATTATTTTCACTTTTAGTAACCCATTCTAAGTTAGATAGGTTATTATTTCTTGGATTATGATCTATATGATTAACTATATTATATATTTTTGGTTCTGAATTATTATAGAAAATGGTAGCCATTATTATATGAATAGATTTTGCTTTTCTTTTATGCTTTTCTATATATTGTGGAGAGATTGTAGTATATCCAAATTCATCTTGTTGTTGTTTTAATAGTTGTTTAGTGTATTTATTTCTAACTTCAGATTTTTTATTAATCTCATATATATCCTTAATACCTGGATATACTAATGGAATAAATTCATAGTCAGGGAGATCTGGATATTTTTGATCTTGGCGATTAAATGGTTTTTCTTTACACATAACAAAAATAGTTTCTAAATTAAACATCTTTTTCATCACACATATAAGAGAAAAAACTTAAATTTTACGTGTTTTGTAAGTTTCAAGTTTTAATAATATAAAATTCAAGTATATAAAAATAAGAGAGGTAGAAAATGTATCTAACCTCTCTATGTTATTTTACATAAAAATATCTTGACCATTGATCTGTATTCTTATGTTTCCGAAGGGATTGCCTCCGATTATGCCACTAGTTCCAGGGATTTCTTCAGGGATCACCTCTTCTATGACATCTTCATCATTACTAATGATAGTTGGTAATTTTTCTTCGTCGATTGATTCTATTATTTCCTCTTCCATAATTTATTTTCTATTAAAACAATCCAAGTAAATTAGTAATATCTCCTATATCTGTATTACTGATTTTTGTTCCTTCTACTTCTACTACTTCACCTTCTTGATTTACGTATCTAGTGCCAGGGAAAACTATTTCTTTTTTCTGAATTGCTGCCTTGTATTCATAATTTTCAGTAGATTCTTTAAGTTTTTTTACCCAATATTTAGCATAGTCGCCTTCTACTGTTTCAGGATCATATGGTTCTTCAAATAATCCTTCTTTTGGCTGGGGGCATTCCATTTTTACTTTAATAACTGAATCTTCATTTTCAGTATCAGTCATTTCATATTCCCAATAAAAGTAGTTTTTCTTTTTATTACTTTTATATGTACCTTCTGTCTTAAGGTCATCCCATATATTTTTAATAAGCTCCACAATATTAGTAGTACTTGCTTGTCCTGGAGTTAATAAAATCTGTTCTTGAACTAAAGCATTTTCAATAATAAATGCTTGTCCTTTAATTATTTTTGATTTACTCATTGTTTATCAATTTTTTATTTATTTATTTATTTTCAGGTTCAAATTCCCAAGCTCTTCCATGACCTTGAGATAATATTAATTCAACTGCTTTATCTCCCCTATAACTTTTATGAAACAATAAAAGAACACTAGATCGATCTATAAATATTTCTTTTATAAATTTTTCTAATGTTCTTTCATATATTAGGTTTTAACCTTTCTCTAAGTGCATTTTTATCATTTCATATTATCACTAGCTACTTTTTCAGCTAATCTTAAGTATGATATGCAATTATAGTATTCCGAGTCTTCCTCTGGATATACTATTTCAGATACACTAAATATTTTATCTACTTCTTTTTCTACTTCAGGATCATGGAGATATTTTTTCATAAAATAACTTAATCCTCCTAAAACAATAATACCATCATCTAAAGCATCAAGTACCTCTCCATAATTTTTATCTAAATATTGAAAAACTTCGATAATATATTTTTTTGAAAACTCTTCAACTTGTCTAGATAAATCTATTGTTTTTCCTCTGCGTTTTAAAACTCCAGTATCTAAAATTACTTGGCCTTCTTTAATTGAAATTGATATCGAATAATTTTTATATAGATAATCAACGAGATCGTAAACTATTCTAATTACGCCAGAATCTTTTACTCCTACAGCAGCACCTGCTGAAGAAGTACCGTTGATAATACTACAGAAATCTAAAGTTTCAAATCCTCCATCAAGTATTAATGCATTTCTTAACTTAACATCATTACGTCTAGAAGCTTCACGAACATTTAACCCATATTCATTATAGGTATATTTACATGATAAGCCTTGGCAAAAACAATATATATAATCTTCTTTATTTATATTTAATGTTTCATATAAATAATCTAATAATTCATCTACGTTATCATTGGTATTAAAAGCCATTGATAAACCAATAGCTAATTTATCAAATGCATTTATTCCTTCATCTCCGCCATATTTTTTTATTAAATATGACAACCATGGGGCATAAACTGCTTTTAAATCTTCAAAAGTTTCGAGTTTAAGTAAATAAGATCTAGGTACTTTTAATGCTGCAGGTCCTAATACATAATAATCCCCTCCTAATGGAAATACCATATCATCATCACTTTCAAGTGGTTTTTCAGGGAGTTTTGCTGTTGCACTAATAAACTTTTCAAATTTTATTAAACCGTTGGAATCCTTAAAAGAACACTTAATAGCAGAGAAACCAACATCAACACTTAAAATTCTCAAATTGCTCATCTTTTATAATTTTCTAAAATTTGTTCGTAAGCCTTTATTATATTCTTATCAACTTTATACTTTTTAAGATCTCCTAGAACAGTATTAGTTAGGTAATCAAATGGTACATGTGGGAGAAGTGCAGTATATCCAGATGTAACCATACCAACTGAAAAGTGTTCTGTTGGTTGATTAAGTGCTACTATAACAATTTGAGTTAATCCTGACTCTCCTGTAGTATCTTTATAAGCAAATACTAGATCTCCAGCAAGTAATGAACTATGAATACTAGCCCATAAATCATTTGCTACAGACATTGCATTTTCCCATCCCCATACTCTTCTTTTTTCTAGAAGTTCATAATCTTTTTCCGACATTTTTTCACTCTCCATCGGATTCGAGTTTTTCTTTGTCTTTTCCATCACTTAAAATATAAATTAGTATATAATAATAATCTGCTTCTTCACAATCAACTTCTTGAATTCCAACTACATCAATATTAGAATAATCTCCCCAGGTCTTTACTACTTTTGATAGTGATCCTAGAATATGTGCTAAATATTCAGGAGTATCTTGATATTTTCTAGCTTCGAATAGAATATTATAATAAATCCATTCACCAGCCTCTCGATTTCTTTTCTTTGTTTCTAAAAATCTCAATCCTATTCCTGGAGTTTTATCTATATAATCATATTCTAAGATTCGTTGGGTTAATTGATTTTGAATTTCTAATCTAGTATTTCCTTTTAATCCAAGAAGTCGTTTTATATCGTTATTGTATTCCGGAACTGCCATAACCTGATCCTCCTCGTTCTGTTTCATCAAGTTTACTAACTTCCTCTAATTCCATATGAGTTACTTCTGCACAAACCATCTGAGCAATTCTTTCTCCATGTTCTACAGTTACCTCTACAGGACTAAGATTAACTAAAATTACTCCAATTTCTCCTCTATAGTTTGAATCTATAGTGGCTGGTCCATTTAAAACTCCTAATCCTTTTTTAAAGGCTTCTCCAGATCTAGCTCTAACTTGGATTTCAGTTCTAGGGGGAAGTTGAACATATATGCCTGTAGGAACTAATTTTCTTTCTAACGGTTTTAATGTAAATTCTTCACCGATATTTCTAAGGTCCATTCCAGAATCTCCAGGCTTTGCATAACTTGGAAGTGGAAATTTTGATTTATTAATAATTTTTACAACCATGATACTGTATTACTATAAAATGTTTTATTACCTATACCTAAAAAATGTTTTTGTTCACGAGAATCAGTATATACATTTACATCCCCAATAAAGTCTTTAATAATTGTATAACACCAATCTCCATGTTCTACTAAAAAATCTGGCTTATATTTTAAAACTTCGTCAAGATAAAATACTCCAAAAGTCCCAGAATCTACACAATATCTTCCAATAGTTTCCCTCTGATTAACTAATTTTTCAAGATTAATCTGATTTTCAATTGAAGGATTATCGTAAAGATTATAGTAAGCTTCTTCAATATCATCTATGAATTTTTCAAGCTCAAGTAAGCCAAGAATATTTTTTAGTTTTGATACTTTCCATCTTCCATCTCCAACTCCAGTATCTTCCCAAATATAATTATCAGAGAATCCTACTTCTTCCGAGATAGTCATATTATTATAATTAAATCCGTTTCCCCAATCCTTATTTTCTGCAATATAGCAGGGATCTGTGATAATAATCGTTCCGTTAAAATTCATAATTTATACTTTTTTCTTGTTCTAAACTTAAATAACCAAGATGTTCCAGAAATAAACTTTACTTGTCCAATTACATCAGGTCCTTTATACATTTCATTAATATTAGTTGAATAAACATTAAATCCATAGTTTTCAGGGCCAAGACAAGTTCTAGGTTTTATCAATTCTCCAGATGCTATTAAAGATTGAAGAGTTGACATTAGATAATCATAATCTTCTGGTAATAGATAAGTCGGTTTTTCTAAGTCCTCCAGTGCTAAACAATAATAAACTGGGAGACCTAGATATACCGTTTTTCCTTTCTGTTCAAATATAAGTAATCTAGTTTCTTTTTCATATCTTACTTTAATTGGAATCGGAAAGTTTGTTTTTACTGTATTATCAGAAAACTCTACTAAGGAATTATATATTTCTAGAATATCATTTTGTAGAGTAGTCATTGTAATTAATCTTCAGAAGTTGCACAAAATACTTTAATACCCATCTGATCTAAAAGATTATAGATCTGAGTAGTAATAGCTGGTGATACAGATCCAGTAGTATTCTTAATTTTATCCATATTATTTAACAATAATGTAAATGGATTTTTAACACCACTTAATTTATTAGGATCAAACAAACCAGACTGTTCTACAATCTGCCTAAGGATAGCTGGAATTTCAAGACCTTCACCAGGAATAATTTTAGTTGCAGTTGGGTAATCATATTGCATAAAGTTGTAATCGATTACATTCCACTCTACTACATCACCTGTCGGGATACCGGTTGCATTTTCTTCATCATCAGCTACATTTTGAATCTGAACAAGATAACCAACTTGAGCTAACCAATAATTAATGCAAGAAAAATCCTTAGTACTCATTGTAGTTTCTGAATTAATAAAGCTTACTAATTCAGCGTTACCAATACTATTTTCGAAATTTGCTAAATTATTCTTTAAAAAACCCTTAACAAATTCCATAACACTTACGCCCATACCTTCTTTATCAAAACGGCTACGAGCAACACAACGGCCTACCATAGAATTCATTTCTTGGGCCGGAATAGAATACAAATTTACTTCAATCATTTTAATGTTATTTTATATAATATTTAATTCGGGGCTATCAACTAATAAGAAAATAGCCCATAAACGCTCTTCAATCAGACCTGACTCAAACAATTCTTTTTCAGATGTAGTAAAATCTCCAATAGTTAAGATAGCTTTATATATTTCTATAAAATCTATCTCCTTACCATTTTTCCAAGATATATACTGATCAACTAACCAAGATTCGAAGGGTGCATTATTCATTTGCTGATAATCAAGAATAATAAATTCATTAATTCCAAATGCATCCTTAAGGAGTTGAAAAATATCTGAAATTCTTGCTCGGTAGGAATATTTAGATACTAAGATTTTATATACTGCTTTCACTGTATCAGTATAATCTGTATCATTTCTTGTTTTTATATAATTTTTTCTTTGCTCTAAATCAAACATTTTCTATCTCTACTTCTAATGGAAATAATCTCTTAATTTCAAACAGTTTTAAATATTTATCATTATATTGATCCATAAAATCTTTCACTTCTTTATAATGATCAAATACCCAATTTCCATTAAGACTATTTAATACCTTTGATTTATCTTCAAGTTGAAATAGGTAAGTTTCAATAGTAATATCATTTCCTGAACCGTGATAGGATTTAGGAGTACTACTTATCCTTTCAATATCAAATATATCTCCCCAAATTGGATCTCTCCAATCTATATCGAGTACGTAAAATATTAATTCTCGAAGAAAAGATAATTCGAATAATTTATTAAATGAGTTTCCTGATCCTTTCCATTCATACTTAAAAGAGTTAACTTTATCTTCCAAGCCCCAAGATTTTATTAAGTCTAAGAGTTCAAGATAAAGTCTATTCCATTCTTCTTTTGGTTTTTCTACAATTATTGCTTCTTGTTTAAATTCCAATAGACTTTTCATAATAACTTCTTAAGATTGTATAACTTGCTTTCCAAACTAAATCTAAATTTCTCACTTGTAAATCTGTTTTAAGGTAAGATCTTAATTGATTATAGTAACTATTAGGATCATTTCTTTCAACACTTCCCAACAATTGATCTATATTAATCCTAGTACTTTCCCACTTAAATCGATCTATAACAAGTAATTTATTAAGATCTAGTTGTTGTTTAATATTACTAAGAGATCCTATATAATTATTCATTCGATCTAGTCTTTCAGTACACATAGGATTTCCACATTTCAAAAGACTTCCATAAACATCTTTTTCTGACATATTATAACCACAGCTACAAGTTGGCCACATAAAATCTCCATTACCTTCAGTAAAAGAATCCCCTACCATTGGAATAGTTGAATTAGCCATAATAATACTTACTATTGCTCCAGGGGTAATTTTCTTTTTTACCATTTTTCCCACACTTCCAGCACTTGGTTTTCTTACTGTACATCCTTTTACTTGAATTGGATCGATTAGAATATTAGCTGACCAAGAATCTTTTCCTTTAGCTACTTGAGAATTCCATTGTATACCTCTTACTGTAGTTTTTAAAGCTTCAGTTCCTGATCCAGCACCAGCAAATTTTAAGGCGCCGAGACATATTCCAAATTCATCATATACTACCCAACCATCATTTAAGAAGTAACCAGTTGAAGTAACTGTTTTATCTGTTTCTGTATATTCTTTATTTCCGGCGCTCATAAGTTCTTCTATAGTCCATACATCGGCAGGGGAAAATAAGATATGTCCATCAGTTTTTGAACATACAGTTTCAAACATTTTTAAAACTTCACGATAGTCTGTTTTTCTTAGTATTTGTCCTTCTATTGAATCATCAGTATAATATCTATAAGCTCTAAGAGTTAATAAATTATTTACCTCAGATTCACAATACTTAGAATTTATTAGTCCATTGGCTCTTTGTCTAGCAGTTTCAGGATCAGTATCAGAAAGTCGATTAATGTCAACTAATGCCTCTGCCTGAATTGCTACTATACCTTTCGGAAATCTTTTTGGAAGGAAGTTTATTAATTTCCAAGTTTGATCTACCCCATAGTTATCCAAATTTAAATTTCCGACTGTAACTATTCTTTTTGGAATACCAGTTGAAGAATCTAAATAAATTGCTATACTAGATCCATCATACTTTAGATCACAGTATTTTCCAGAGTTTTCATTCATAAACTCTGAAAGAGCACTTAACATAGTTTTTTCTTCAACTTTTTTCTTTTTAATTTTTTCTATATAAGAATTTTTTGTCTTAGTTCCTTTTAAGTATGTTTGATAAACATAATCTCTGACAAAAAATCCATCTTCTTGCGCTGCTCTAGCTTCTAACATATCATATACAGCATCATCCATTCCGGTAGGTACTGAATCAATATAATAGTTTTTACATGCAAGAATAAGGTCTTTCCATTTTTCTAATGATTTTTCTGTAATATTATTTGTAACACACATAAATTTATTTATTTTTTAATAGCCATCCAATCATTATATCTTGGACTTCTAAGTCAAACATTTCTTTAATATTACTAAAGTCATCTTCTGGTATAAAAGATGAGTTAGGTTTTATTGCAACTTCATATTCAACTTCTCGACGATCAGAATATCTAGTAATTATCTTATATCCAAGTTTTACTAAAAATTCTTTCATCTTATCATAATCCCAGTGCATTCCGAAAGGTTTAGACATCATCATATTACTAATAACTAAATCAGTAAGAGGACAATCTGGTAAATCTTCCGGTTCAAAATCGAAATCATCTTCTTGTTCGTCAAAATTAATATTTCCTTCCTCCCCATCATAGAGAGGAAAGTCATTATCATCTTCTTTTTTCATAATTTTTTTATTTTATTTAACCTCATTAATTAGAAAATCAAGCTTTCTCGGCTGCGTATTAAGCATATAATTTATAATATAACTCACTCCAAAACGATCGATCATATCATCTTTTGTTTTTGATAATATATTTTCTATAAAATCAGGAAAACTTATAGAAATTTTATCGGTTAATTCATAAGCTCCTTGAATTGTTCTATAGTAATATATCTCAGATTCAGAAGAAATTCCATTAAAGTTGTATAAATCACTTTTTAAAAATTTATTAACAAATTCCACTCCAATTCTTTTATAATTATCTCCATGAGTAATTATATAAAATAATTTCTCTCTTTTAGCTTCAAACCTATAACCTCTTAGGGAATCTTGAGAATTAATTAATTTTAGAATTTTCTCAAAATTTGGAAGTTTTGAAGTATTTGATCTATATTTTTCTCGATAAAGATATGCTAATCTAGATATATAACCTTGATATCTACCATCTGCTAAAGACATATATAACCATTCGTCACTAAATCCAATTGAAACTGAATGGGTATCACTAATTATTATCTTTGTCATAAAATAATGAAACCCCACCCTGGAAATGAAAATCAAAACCAGGATGAGGTGTAGTATATTATGTTTATTAACCTTCTACTTTAGTTTCGGAAATATTATCATCAATGATTGTACAATCAATTAAGAGAATCATTGACGCTGCTGAAATAGAATTTTCAAGAGCTACTCGAAGAGATTTAGAACTATCTAAGATCCCCTCCTCAAGTAAATTACCATACTTTCGAGTCTTAGCATTATATCCAATTCCTGGTTTAGATGATTTAACCTTTTCTAGAACTACTTCTCCAGAAACTCCTGAATTGTCTGCAATTGTTTTAAGAATTACTGGAAGACTTGAGAATACAATTTCTGCACCCTCTACTTCATCTCCAACTAAAGATTTCCAGAATGTCTTATCTTTCTTCACTTCTAATGATCCTTTGTAATAGATATAACCACTTCCTAAAGAACATCCTTCAGCAATAGCACTTTTAGATGCTAGAATAGAATCTTCAATAGTTTGTTTAAGGTTCTGTTTTTCAGTTTCAGAAGCTCCTCCAGCTCTCACTACTGCAATACCTCCACTAAGATTTGCTACTCGTTTCGCAAATTTAGTTTTATCATAATCTGATATTCCAGGATCTGTAAGTTTGGTGCTAAGAATTTCTACCCTTTCAGCAATCTCTTTAGAATCACCACCACCTTCATAGATAATACATGAATCTCTAGAAATTACAACTTTCTTAGCTACTCCAAGATCCTCTTTTGTTGCTTGTGTGACTGATAATCCGTTCTCAGGAGAAATATATTTACCGCCAGTTAAAATTGAAATATCTGCCATAATATTTTTCCTTGAATCTCCGAAATCAATACCTTTTACAACACAACATCTAATTGCACCTTGAAGAGTATTCATAACAAGAGTTGTATTTACTACTTCATCAATATCATCTACTATAAATAAGAATGGGCGTCCAGTAGGTACAAGCTGTTCCATTAACGGAAGAATTTGCTGCACACTAGATAATCTTTCTCCTACTACAATTACATAAGGATCTTCCATTACACAAGTTCCATCAGTAGGATTTGTAACATATTGCGGAGAAGCCCAACCACGATCAAGTTTCATTCCAGTAGTTACATCAATAGTAGTTTCAAGACCACTAGAAAAATCAGCTGTAATAATACCAAGCATTCCAACTTTCTCCATACATTCAACTACCAGATTTCCAATGGCTGGATCATTATTGGCTGAAATAGTTGCCACTTTTCTGATCTTTTCCATATCATCATTTACTGGAATTGAATTATTTTTGATATACTCAGCCATCCATTTTCCGGCCTTAAGCATACCAGATTTCACCTCATTTACATTAGCTCCAGTCCGTAATGCTTTCTGTCCTTTTTCGCACATTTCTTTGATTAATAGTGAAGTCGAACTTGTACCATCACCTGCTAATCTTTCTGTTTGAGCGGCAGCATTTTTTACAAAGATAGCTCCTGTATTCTGAAGTTGATTCTTAAATGAAATCGACTTAGCAACAGTAGCTCCATCTCTTGACACCTCTGGACCTGTAAATCCTGAAATACATACGGCTTTACCTGACGGGCCGAGTGTTTTCTTAATTGCCTCTACTGATTTTTTTACACCTTCAATAATTTCGGCCTGAGTTTCAAAGCCGTGATTAATAATTTTTCCTTCTGACATGTTTCGTTTTAATTAAAGTACTACAATAATTTCATTTAAAGTTATAACACGATATTCTGTTCCATCTTGAGTAAATGATTTTCCTGTGTTTGGATAAATCAAGATAGTATCACCAGGTTTTAATACTCCCTCGCTAACTTCTTCACCTACTCCAATAACCTCAGCTTTTTCACATTCACTCGCAGGAACAACAAAATTTCCTATCTTTTGAGTCATAGTATCTTTTTTATCTACTATGACCAATACTTTAGATTGAATTACTTTCATTTTTATTAATTTTATTTTAAATTTTTACTCATATATAAGAAAATCACCCTTAGAAATCACCCTTTTTATTGATTTGGAGGAGAAAAAAGAGCCCAACCCACTATAATCACTACAGGAGGTTGGGATTAATTTTATTATGAATTTATTAAATTTATTGCCTATTAACCAATTGGAGTTAATAGAAGAAATGAAATTTATTTTTGCTCTTGTTGTTTGTAATATTCTTCAAGTTTATCAGGATATTTTTCTTTAAAGTCTGAAAATTTAAACCAATATGAATTATTATATAAGGATTCAGTATTTAATTTTTTATCTTTATTTAAGATTCTCCATACATTCTGGTGAAATAACCCATCTTCTCTAACATTTCCAATACTTTTATATATTTTTATAATCTCATGATTCCGATTAGTTCTTATTATTTCATTTCTAAATAACTTAACAACTAACTTTGGTAAATTATTTGTTTCTTTATTAAGATAGTATTCATCTAATTTATCTGGATATTCCCATTCATCTAGGCTAGTCCAATAATAATCAAAGTATTTACCTATAGCAGAATAAGATGTCCTTGTTTTATTACGATTTACTGCAGCAGATACTGAAGATTCAGAAAATCCATCTTTTATAACATCTTTTACTGAATCATAGATTTTATATATTAAATAGTCTTTATCATGACAAATAATCTTTTTACTTCTCTTAGTTTCTCTAGGAATATATTTTATTATATTAGAAATTGCTCCTTTTTCATAAAATTTTTGAATACTATTCGAATATAAATTAATAGCATCGTTGTAATACATCCAGTAATATTCTCCATATAATGTTTTATTCTCTATACTCCTTCTAAGATACTCTGGATTAAATCCATCTATTTTAATAGAGGATATTGTATTATATATTTTACAAACATTGAAGTTTTTATCAAAACATACTATCTTTGTTCCGGAATCATTATATTCTAATACAGTATTTCTTTCTAAAGGTGTTAAATTTAATTTTGGTAGATCTTTTAATGAATAAAATTCATTTAATTTTTCTGGATAATTAATTTTAAAATCTTCTAATAAAGAAAATTTATATCCTCTAGAAGTATTGTAATCTCCTTTTACAGTACTACTAACAGAAGTGTGATTAAAACCATCCATTTCAGTTTCTGAAATACTACTATATACTCTATAAACTTTATTATTTAAATCATGACAAACAACAGGATATGAGATAGAACGTATATATTTTTCTCTTAACTCAGCAGAAAGGGTAATATTATATTTCTCTATTACTAATTTTCGCTCGGATGTATATACTGAATTTACATTAATCATACAAAATAGAGCAGATAATATTTTATTATTATCTGATTGAATTCTATATAATAAAACGTGTGCTATTATATGTTCTAAAGCAGAAAGAAGTACGTAATTATAGTTCTCATCTTCACCTGACATACACCTAGGTAAAATATGATGTTTCTCTGTATAAAATTCGATTTTTCCTCGTTTTAATCCTCTCTGAAGGGCTTGATCTATTAATTTACAGTAATCTTCTAGATATTCCTCTTCAGTTCTCCCATCTAGAATCATCTCATTAAAATCTTTTTCATCTAGGTAACTACTATACTTCATCCCTGGATTTTCGGTAGATTTTATACCTTCTATTGGTTTAGATTTCATAATTAAAAAATATTTAAAATAATTATAAACCTCATAAGAATTTTACTAAAGGGAAATTTCAGGTCAATAAAGTTTGCAACCTTTACTAATCTTACTTTTTCCCTATTCTTATGAAATCTAAATAAAAAGAACACTAGATTAATTTATAATTTTATTTATAAATTTTTCTAATGTTCTTCATATATTAGGTTTTAATCTTCCTTAAAACGCAAAAATTCACTTTAAGGTCTATTAAATGGAGTTGGTCCAGAAACAGTCTGTCGTATATTAATATTGTTTCCTTGTTGTAGCCCACTTCCATGTTTGTATATACTCTGTTGAGCTTGATTATATTGAATATTATAGTTATTAATCATTAAATCTATATCTGCCTCAGAAAAACATCTTTTCTCTTGAATCATTCTTATATCGTCATATACTTTCTTTGGTAAACTTCTAAATCTACCATTCTGAAGTCTTATATTATAATCAATTATATTTGTTTCTCCACGTCGATTTTTCGTAATTGTTGATATTCCTAGGTTGTTAGGGTTGGGTTTCTCACCGCCCTTAGAGCGTGTTATAATAAAATCTACCACATCAACCTTATGGCTAGACCCAGCTATATAAGACATATCTAATACTTCTTGACTATATGCTCCAATTTTTAACTGAGACAATATAAATACTAACTTTCCCATTGCAGTTAACTCTGTAAGCTTATCATAAATATCTCCGAAAGATTTATACATAGATCCATCCTCTCCACCGTGAGCGTTTTTAAATCCCGCATCATACATTACTAAATTTAATATGGTATTAAATTATTAGACTATATCATCTATTTTTCATAGTTATACATTTAGTCGTTGAACAAGTAACTAATATTCCTTGATGCTGATTTATGTCTTACATTTTCCAGCATTTTAGTATAATTTTCTTAAATTTTATTATTTAAGCGACTAAGCAATTAATCGATAAACAGGATTTTATAATCTTTTGTTTTCATGAATTCTATATATTCATCCACTGAAATTTTTCCGGCAGGTAATATAGTTATGCTAAGATTATTTCCAATTATCTGACACATACTATTATAGATTGGCCCTATATTTTGAGATACTTCACTAAAAGAGCAACCACTAAATTGAGCTCCTAATCTGATAATAAAATCTTTCATTTTGAGATCCCCAAGGGCTAAGTAATGTACTTTATAACCTTGTATTGCCATATTCAATGCTTCCTGCATAGCCATTAAACTCTTTCCAACTCCTGGAGGCCTAAGCTAACTTATTGATATTCAATATGTTATAGACTATATCATCTATGAATGTTACCTTCATAGTTCTATATTTAGTCGTTGAACAAGTAACTAACGTTCCTTGATGCTGATTTGATTTGTTATCTTTCCAGCATTTTAATAGAATTTTCCTAGATATTATTCTAGGCGACTTCTCCAAATCGCAATTAGCCCGAGTTGTCCAAATTCATAAGCTCCGCATGAAAAGCAATTATTTATCCATTCAAATTTACTAGGTGCACCGCCTTCTGCCTGTTCAGCGATGATTGAATTAATATCTATTTGTGTAAATCCAATCTCACTAAAATTATCTAGATCAGCAGTAGTTTTAACATTTATATTTTTCACAAACTTAACATATTCTTCTGGATTTTGAGAATAGAGTCTGTTTGCTTTTTGAAGATTAACTGAATATATTACATCAGTTAAAATCTTTCTGGCTGGTTCAATTTGACTTTTTGTATATTTTTTCCATTTTATAATTTCATTCATCACCTCTTGAGTCTCTTGTGGAGTTTTCTGAGATCTAAATAAGATACTCCTAAATAAAGGCTCATCTATATTTTCTAGAGGATAAGTCTTTATAGCATCCACGAGTTGAGAGACCATACCATTTCCGGCTGTTTGTGGATTAGTCTGAAAATAATATTGAAGATCTAATATATTATTTTTAGCATCCTGAAATAAATATTGATTAAAACAGCTAAAAATCAAATCAAATACACTACCATTATCCATACTATATTTTTAAAGATTTTCTTCATTAATAACTATATCTTGAATATCACAATACTTATAGTAGTTATGTAATAGTTCATCTCTTTGTTCGAATCCTTTTGTATATACCGGGATTCTTTTCGGTATTTTAGGTTTTAGTGCAAGAACGTTCATATTAGTTCCTCTTGCTGTTCGTCCTAGTTGTTGAAGAACCGATCCAGCGTTGATATTAGAAACTAGTAATATATTTTCTAATCCAGGAAGGTCTAGTGCTCTAAATCCTGCGGCGGTACTAGGAATTATATCTACCATTCCATTTTTAATATATTCGCATGATTGTTGAAGATCTAGGTTTGTTTTATTTCCAGACAAGTCATAATAAATATATCCTTCGCCGCAAATTAAGAGCACTCTAAATACTCCAATAAAAAAGTTATCTATCCAAGTTGAAATAATATTATTTAAATTATTTATTGGGATATATAATTTAGGATATTTTTTTGCTATCTTTACAATCAATTCACATACTCCAGGATCAACCCAAATTTTTGACATTATTGTATTATAGACATTATTATCCTCATTAAAATCCTCTTCTGTAAATTTAATATTATTTAAAGCGATAGTATTTATGTGGATACTATTTATTTTCAGACTAGTAGGCATTCTATAAACTAATGCTGGTCCGAAATATTTAATTAAATCCTTGTTTCTTACTACTGTTTCCGTAATTCCCTGTGCAAATGTGATCATAACTCCTGAATCTCGATCTGCAGTTCCAGAAAATCCATACATAACTTCAGCATTCACTAGTCTATCATATATCCATTCACCAGAAGGATTAATAGTATACTCTACTTCATCTACTAGAATCCAATCGAATTTCTTAAGTTTCTCTTCCTCTAAAATACATAGGTCTGGATCTTTTATTTTCTTTTGATTTAGAAATCCTGAAGTAATTATACATCCAAGATCTCCATCTATTGATGTAGGTAATTTACCACCAAATCTAGACTCGTATCTTTTTACAATTTCATCTTTCGCTTTTTTTCCTGGAGTTATAACTAATACTTTTTTTCCAAGTTCATTATGTGCATAGTTTATAAGAGTTGCTATAGTTTCAGTTTTACCATATCCGGTATTAGTTTGAATAATTGCTCTCTTATATTTTAACACATGTAACATATCTTCATTTTGATAATCCCTAAGATTTGGAAATGGATAGGTTCGATAATAATCTGCAAATATTGTTCTAAGAATTGTATTATAATCCGTATCTGATAGGATTGGTTTAAATACATTAGCAATATAAGCTGCCCATCCCATTCCTAAGATAAAAGTATATATTCCTTTCTTAGGTCCGCATGATCTAGGGTTATCATAAAGTTTTGCTATTTCTTCAGTTGTATTCCAAGATTTCAACCAAGGGGAATACTTAGTTACTTTTCTTTTAAATTCTAAAAGACATTTTACACTAGGGTCATCGGTTTTTATTACTATTTTATTTATAGTATTATCTATCGATGCTGTTATCATTTTATTTAATCCATTGTAAATTATTTCCAGCCCTAAGTTTTCGTTTCATACATTCTTCTGGATCTTCTCCATTAGATTTTATGATATTAATAGGGCAATAATCTATTCTTTTTCTTATTTTTTTAGCCACACTCATAGATTTTTCAGTATCATCTAAGTAACATAAAATTTTTTCAGGAACGTACTCACTAAGAAAATCTAATTGATAATCTGATATAGAACTTCCCAAAACTGCAAAAGGTATATAATCAGGTGCCATAATTAAAGCAGCTATAGCATCATATACCCCTTCCACTACTATTATTTTTCTTAGACCTTGACCATGATCTATTACATAAGGAGGCTTTGCTGATATTTGTGGGAAAAGATATCTAATTTTTGTCTTTCCAGAAAATCTAATCTGGTAATAAAATACTTCCCCATGATATTTAAATGGCATTACTACATTTCCATCAACAAATTTAAAGTCTAGGAGTTTATAGATGTCGTTCATAAAAGGATGTCTACTCATTAGATAATCATAGCCTCTTTGATCAAAATTATCAAATTCATTCCAGTATTTATCTAATGTCCATATAGGATCTTCTGTAAGTTTAACTACATTTGGATGACCTGAATATCCATAATACAATGACATAAAATCAGGTACTTTAAATGATGTATCAACTTCATCAGACACATGTATATAGGCTCGATTACATACAAAACAAGTACCAACAGTTAAGTCAGTTTTTATATATAATTTATGTTTTGTATGTCCAGAATCTCTACAAAATGGACAATGAATAATATAGTGTCCTGTTGAATTTGCATGAGGTTCTACTTCTTCCATACTAGATACTCCATAAAAATCTTTAAGAAGTTCTTCGAAGTTACAAAACACTAATACACGTCCATCTTTTAATTTTACTTCTTTATAGTCTACCATAATTTTTATAATGAAACTGACATGATAAAATACTTTCCTTTCTCAGTCCATCTTCTTTGATTGTGAGGTTTTCCATCCTTCCCAACAATCATTACATCTTTTGTTAATCCAAGAGTATCGTAAGGAGATCTTAGGAACCATTTATTACCTTGATGATATATAATATTCTTTGCTTCTAGAATACTATAAATATCTTTGCTAGACTTACATAAATTTAATCCTTTCGTAATTTCAGTCATAGTATATAGACTTTCTGAGGTAGAAAGAACCAGATTTGCAAAGGTTACTAAATCCTTTTGGGAATCTAATATATTCTTAAGGTAAATATTTTCGTTATTAGATTCAATTAATTTTTGTTGAATATCCATATAAGCTCTTTCAAACGATTCTCTAGATTGATCAATAATAGAATATCCATTAATCATTATTTCCTTTATTCTATCATTACACCAAATAGAGAACATAGGATTTAACCATCTAGCGAATTCTAGGGCTACGTTTTCATGTAGCCAAGTTCCCTGAAATTTTGGCACACCTCCTTGAATTTTTACAATTAAATCCGTTATGGGAATTCCCATAACGCTTTCTAATGCTTTCAGAAATTCTTTTGTAGATTTCTGTCTATACCAATCAGCAAATAGCTTCCCAAAAGGTTTAGCCATTTCAGTTGCATTAATCATTGTTCCCTTACCATCTCCTCTTAATGAAAAATTAATTTCATTGTTATCAAATTTAAAGATAAAACTTCTATCTTCCATGATATTTACACTCTTGAAATAAAAATGGAATCCCTTAGATAAAATTCTATGAGATTCCAATAGTTTATAATACTTTATTTATTTTTTTTCCTCTTTAGTTTCAGGTACTGATTTTTCTTTCTCTTTTTCAGCCGGTTTTGTTGGAGTTGCTGCCGGTTTTTTATCTACTGGCTGCGGTTCTTTTTCTTTTTCCTTATTACAAACACAAGGATCTTGATTACACTTCGGACATTCTTTTGGTGCAAAACGTTCAATAGCTTCATCAAGGGATTGAACTACAAAACCTACTGATCCTGATACTCCTGCACACATATTTATTTCAAATGGTCCTGATACAATTAATGCTAGTTCATTGTAATCATAAGAACTTACTAGTAAACTTAGAAATTCATTACTAGGCATAATATCACCAGAAACAGAATGTGCTGGGATAGTAATTCGTTGAGTACCTGATAAAGGTAAATTAATTTGTGATTTTGTTCCGTTATAAACTCTCATAATTTTTATTTATTAATGTTTTCTATTTTATTTTCCGGGGTACACAACTAACTCCGGATTTTCTCAATTATTAGGGTTTGAGTTCTCAAGGACTGTGTTTTTATCATCGGGCTCTTCTATAAATACTGGAAGATCAATTTTAGGAAGTGCACAAAGAAAATGTTTAGATTCAGTTTTTTGAGAATTTTTCTTTTTAAAGAATCTTTTCTTTTTTTCTTCGATTACTCTATGCACTAAAATTCCAGAGATTAGTTTTCCCGTATTTACTATATGAATATTCCATCCATCAGTTTCCGGAAATTTCATTCGAAGAGCTGATAAAACTTGATACCTTACTATAGCATATTTAGATTGAAGAGTAGCATCTTTCGGAAATTCTGTAACCTCCAAAAGATCATCCACAAACATTTCTAATTCCGTTCTTAATTTCGGATCAACTCCATCAACAATATTTACTGGAGAACCTAGATTTATATTAATATCTTCTAAAGGAAATAAATACTCAGGAGAATCTACACTTAAAACTAGATTCTTATTAAATATTAATGAAGTATCCACAACTTTCTTAAGTGGTTTATGAAGTCTAGACACATTCTTTTTAAGGGAAAATTTACTAGAACATTCAGATCCAATTATATTATCCTTTATATACAACATTGATTCTTTGGATAAAATCAAATCACGTCCAGATAAGAATATAACAGAACAATAATTTCCAGCAAAACCAAGAAGATAAGGAATAGTAAAGCTAGAGATTACAGATGCTGAGTTAATATATCCGCCGAGAGGATTAAAGCCAAGTAAATCTATTGCATTTTCCTTACAGTAATTAACAATATCATAATTAAAATTCAAAGGACATAAATCAAGAGAGACGAATTTAATTTTCTCTTCAATAGCTTTTTCTATGGCTTTGAGATCTTCGGCGGTCTTTGGATTCTTTACCCCAAACTCTCCAATTATTTTATATTCCCTAAGTTGTTTAATAGTTTCTTTAATAGTTTCCAGATTTTTAAGAACTACTTCAGAATCTATCAATAACAAGTCGACTTTCTTTCTTCCAAGTTCAAGAAGATGCCCAAGGAGTGCTCTTTCAGGATTATCTAAAAAATCAATAGAAGTGATTAAGCTACTTTCTGAAAAACTCTTTATAAATTCAGAAATCAAAAAATCATTATTAGCTGAGATAGATGTATGAAAATAATCAAAAGAGTATTCATCTTCAGGATCTACCCACGGTTTAATGGTCATATTCGAAGTATCTAACCCTACCCCTTGTACTTTAAATTTTGTTGATGTTGTTGTCATAAAATAGATATATTAATTATGTTATTAGATAATGTTTCATTTTTCTCAGGGAGCCAAGAGATATTAATTATTGGTTCTTTTTCAGAATTTAAATTAATACTGTTCTTAAGAAATACTGAATCCTTAAATACTTTACAAGCTCCAAGTAATTCTAAGAAAATAGAAAATACAAATCTCATATAATTCTTATTTCTTAGAAGAATTAATTTTATTATAGTATAATCTTGATAACTTATTTCTTTTAGATTTACTGGCTCTTCTGTTTTAGTATCAATAACTTTAAATATTGATTTTGTATCATAACCTTGAGTATTGAAAAACTTAACACAATTAGGAGAATTATCTAATTTTAATCTTTTTGTTTTTCTATTTGAATTAAGATTAAGAATATTATATCTACTAAAATGTTGTTTATCGTAAGGAACGATTTCAGGGAAAAGAATTTTATAATTATTAATCTCTATATTATTCTTTCCTGATACTATTCTATATTTCTCTGATAGATTTACTATTTTTATACCAGTCAAATTCGGAATAGATATAATTTTTGGATATCCTGGTACCCAATCTAAAAACCATATATCATTTCGATTCGGGAGATCTAGTTTACTTAGGACTTTCTTGAATTCTAAGTAATCATGAGAATAGGTAGCTAAATGGTAAATACTATCAATCAAAAATAGTTGTAAATATCTATCACTAAGAATATAATCATAAAAAGATTTTATATTCTTTATAATAGTCTTAATTAATTCTTGTTTTTCTGTTTTCTTTGTAATAGAGTTACTACATATTCTACAAGGAAGATAATAAAAATCTTTAATTAATGTAGATAATGGACCTCTATATTTATTACATCTGAAGCAAAAATTATCAAGATCTTTTTGATGTGTTAATTCAATTTCACAATACTCTTGATAACTTAAAAAATGTTCTTCGGATAGATGTTTTTCAAATTCTATTGGATCATTACTTTTGAATCCACACCAAATACATTCCATTTATTTTAAATTATATAATCCTGTATCAATAAATTGTTGCTTTAAATCATTTGCTAAAATTTGCATATCTGGATGAGCATCTTTAGCACACCTTAATGAAAAGAATCCAGCTTTTTCAGGAGTATCTTCAGAAGGAATATATGTAAAATCCTCAATGTAACCAGTCATACATAGTTCGGTTTTTATATCATTTGGAAGTAATCCTCTAGCTTCTTCTGGTTTTAGTTTTTCTCCTTCGTCAGTAGAAGTTGCATATAAATAATCGATCTCTGTATTCCTCCATGATCTATCAAAAGTTGCAATAGTTCTATCCCATACTGTAAGATCTTCCCATAATTCCTGCCCATCTATGTCATGAATATAACTTCGAGATAATCCTGTTTGAGAATCTATAGTTGATGCAATATCTTCTCTAACTCTATATATCCACTGAGGAAGAATAAAGGTAAGTTCCCCTCCAAATCTATCTTTTGAATAATTTACATAACGTTGAGATTCTTGAAGAAATGAAAACGCTCTCATTACTTATTTCTTTTTCAAGAAAAATTGGACTATATCATCATCTTTTATTATCAATAAGATGTCTAGTACTTATTAGTCTCTGAACCATTCAATTCTATTGATTGATTTGGATGCTGGTTAGTATAATCTAATACTTTTCAGCAATTCTCTAGATTATTCTTGTAGTGTCTCCACTACTTGGCACAAAACGTTCTATGCCGAACAAGTTCATGAGATATACCTCTACTACAGATCCATCTAGTTGTGACTCTGTGATAATGGTTTTCAGTAGGTTCACACCAATATTTTTTCATAACTCCTTCTAGATTATGTTGATAAATAATTCTTAGATCTGTAGTAACCTCATAAGTTCCAGTTACTGAGTTATGATACCATCTAGTGTAAGGAGCAGTTTTGAAAAAGATCTCCAAGTAGTATCTATCCTCTTCTGGGATACTGAGATATACAGTTCCTGAGTTAAAAACCGCCCAATGACCTCTAGAAAAAAGCATGTTGTCAAACCTTTCCCATGAATCTTCTGTGATTTTATCTTCAGATTTATAAGCCAATCTTCCAATTTTCTCTACATGTTTCATTAATCCATCCACCCCAGGTTGTTGAGGGAGAATGGATACACTTGATTTTACGATTTTCATATTGTTTTTTATTGTTTAATGATTACATCTATAAGTTCTTCAAGGTTCTAGAAGAGCAAAAAGAAGACCTAACACCTATTTCTAAGTGCTAAGTCTTCTGAGTTTTTAACCTTGGCTACTGTTTAATTCTGCAGTAACCTTTTGAATTCTCTCCCTAATAATTTTCTTATAATGATAATCGGGAAATCTCATACTTGTAATCTGAGTTCCTCCCTTCTTTGTAGTGGATATAACAGCAACTGGTTCCATATATCTTGTCATTACATCGATACATTGTTTGTAAACACCAATTAATTTCTTCTTTGCCTGTTTTTCTTTTCTACTCAATTTCATTTTTACAAATTTTTTAAGTTATTATTACATTTATAAGATTTTTAAAGGTTTTGAAAGAAATCAATAATGCTTTTAGATTTTCCCTGAGATTCTTATATATGATATTATTAATAAAAATAAATTTAAAACAGAAAATTATGGATCCTTTATTTGGAATGATTTTTTATTTTAGTATAGCTATAACAATTAGCTTTATTTGTAGTGTTCTTGAAGCAATATTATTAAGCACACCGACTTCATTTATTCAGTCTAAAATCGATTCTGGTTCTAAGGCAGCAATAAAATTTATGAAGCTGAAGAATGAAAGGGTAGATGATGCTATCTCTGCTATTTTAACACTAAATACAGCTGCTCATGCAGTAGGTACGAGTTTAGCTAGTATAGAGGCAGTTGAGATTTTTGGGATGAAAAATTTTGCAATTATTTCTGGAATAATGACTTTTTTGATATTAGTACTTAGTGAATTAATACCAAAATCACTCGGAGCACATTATTGGAAAAGAATGACCTCAATTACAGCTAACATATTAACTTGGATGATTTATATAACATATCCTATAGTTTGGATGTCAAGATATATAATGGCTATATTCTCACCAAAAACAGAAGAAGCTACTATATCTCGAGAAGAAATATCTAGTATGGCAACAATCGGAGAGCGAGAGAAGATATTTACAGGAAGAGAAAGTAAAATAATTAAAAATCTACTTGCTCTTGATAAATTAACTGTTGGAAATATAATGACTCCTAGAACTGTTGTAAAATCTTTTGATGCTAATACTTTTCTTAAGGATTTTCCAGATGAATTTGAATTTTCTAGAATACCAATATGGGAAGATACTGAAGATAATATAGTCGGAATAGCATATAAGTCAGATATATATCAAGATTATGATGTTTATCAACCAGGATTAACAATAAAACATACAGATTATGATTCTGATATTATATTTATTCCAGATTCATCTAGTGTTAATGTATTGTTCGAAAAATTTCTTAAAACTAAACAACACTTAGCAATAGTAGTAGATGAGTATGGAACATTTGTTGGAGTAGCTAGTTTCGAAGATGTTATAGAAAATTTACTAGGAATAGAAATAGTAGATGAGACTGATACTGTAGAAGATTTACAAAAATTAGCAAAAGAAAAATGGGAAGAACGAAAAAGATCTATGAATGGTTAAAGGATATATTATGGATAATAAATCGCCAGAAAGATAAGGATTATATTAAAATCAATGAAAAGATTAATATCATCAAGAAAAATATATCAACTGGAGAGATTGATTTTTATCCACAAATAACCTATAGGATTGGTACTAAAGTTAAAGTATATATTCCTATAAATGATGCTTGGATGTTTGATTGTGCTGAATTTATTGGGACAGTACTTGGATCTTATATTTCTAGTAAGAAAGAAGCAATGTCTGATAACGATATAACGTACTTAATTTATGCAGAGTATTATGAAGTTGCTGGACGTCGTAAATACTTGAATAAAGTTTTTCAGATTAGTTCTCAAGATTGTACAATTTGTGGAATCAATGAAGAAAAGAAGAAAAAAGGAATATATACAATAAAAGATATGTATAATGATATAAAAACATTTTGTAATAATAGTTGCATTTTATCTGATGAATGTAGCGAAGATTGTCCATTCTACCATTATGAAGCAAATAAAACTAGGAAGAAACATTTATCCTGATATTGAGTTATCTGAAGTTGATAAGTTCTTATTTCAGTATGGAATAAAAATGGGATTCTTATTTGATGATGGAGTAGAATTCTTTATTCCAGATCATATAATGACCAAAAATTATCCAGGGGACTTATCATTTTATCGGGAAGGTTTTAATAATCCAGATCTAATATTTGTAATATCTTTTGGAGAATTATTATTTCTGGATGGGGTTACAGAAAAAGAATTATTTAAAATACCAATATATGATTAGTAAATGGTTTGAAGTTAGTGTTGATTTATTTAATATAATTTTTGATACTTACTGGAAAAATAAAAAATCTTGGATATATGATAATATTATAGAAATTCAAAATCCAAGATCTATCCTAAGTGATCAACCATCTGAAAGATTATACTTAGGATATAAAATAAATATAGAAGATTACAAAAATGTTTTCACTAATTTTCTTAAGATACATACTATAGAAGCTCTTAAGGAATCAGGTTGTACAGTTCCTAATACTTACATGTCTATATGTATGATAACTAGTTTAGGACCTGATATTATACCTCTTCAACATGTGTACTAGATACATGTTATGGAGAAGATCCACATCATCAACTTGAGAGTTTCTTACAAAGACCATTAACATCTTGGTATGTAAAAGAGAATGATAAATATATAATTGGAGGAGAGTATCCAGTAGAAGATAGGTTTATAAGATTTAGGTTAATTGATTATACATCATGGAAAGAAATGATTGAAAAATATCAAAAAGAAGATGTATTATCCTATCTTTATCCAGAAGATGATATTCCTAAAAAATTATTAATGTTATCAGATCAGAATCCCTCAAAGCCTTATATGTGAAAAGATAATAGATCATAAGTGAAATGTCTACTCGAAGAAAAACTCGGGTAGACTTTTTATTTAAAAAAAATAAGAATATGGAAAAAATTATTAGAAAAATTAAATTACAATTAAAGGCAACAATAACTAGGTTTATTTGTTGGTTAAGTTATGGAATGGGGTGTTATAGAAGTGTACCAAATACCCTAGAGATTTATAGAAGTTATACATTCGACAACTTAAAAAAAGAATTAAATATATTACTGGAGATATATAGCCTTACCGAACTTGATTGTGAATATCTTAAGAAAATAGTATCTGTTAGGGCGTCTTCTGGAATTCTTAGATTATTGGAAATGCATGAAAATAAGAAAATGCAAATAACCTATAATCATCTAGAATTAAAGAAGATGATTGAAGACACTTTGGGTATAAAAATTGAAGAGATGGATTGGGGTGAATATAGATATCAACAGAAACTAAGACCATTGTTTTTATGGAATATAGGAAATGGTGAGAACGAAATAAAAAGAAAGCTTGAATTGTATAACATAGTATTATTAGTAATGGAGGAAGACTAAGGTTTTCCTCTTCATTTTTCTCCTTGAAATTCTTATATATGAAATTTAAATTAAAAAATATGAAAAAGAAATTATTAACATTATTAGCGTTAACAACATTATTGTTAGTAAGTTGTGAATCCGTTGAAAAGGTCGAAGATGTTAGTTCTTCAACAACAGTAACAATTAATCTTCCTAAAGGCGAAAAGTTTATAGATCTTAAACCAAATAACAACTCTTTAATAACTTCTGATACTTTAGGAAATATTAATGTATATTTATATTCCTCTACCAATAAAAATTTAATATTAATTTATAAAATAAAACAACAATGAAAAAGAGAACATTAATATTTTGGGGAATTATAATCATAGCTGTAGCATATATAGTATTTGTATTTATTTTCCCAGAGAATAAAAGAACTGTATTGTTTGGAGGAACTATGGAAGTAAAAGTAGAACCTGGCCAAAAAGTAATAACAGCTACATTTAGAGGAACTAGTTTATTTTATATGACTGAACCTATGGACTCTGGATATATACCTAAAACAAAAACCCTCCATGAAAAATCCGGCCGTGGTATAATCGAATCTGAAGTTAAATTTATAGAAAGAAGATGATAACGAAATATAATAGTAGAAATCGAGTATTTAGTATAACTCTCTCCCAAGAAATAATGGAGAACTACTTAAAGAAACGCGGATATCAAATTTCTACATTCTCACAAGTAGCTAAGGATTTTGGATATACGGCCGGAGAACTTATGGAGGAATTAAAACTATATCCTAGTACGTTTGATTATAAAATAGCATACCTCCCAGAAGAAAAAGAGGAAGTATATCGAAAGTTTATAAAAATTATAGAAGAACGAAGAGAAAGAGAAGATACTAAATATTCTTCTGGAGGAAAATGGTTTTGGTATAACTGTGCGGAACTTGATCTCTTAAATCATATAGTAGATCTTAAAGCGAGAGCAATTATGAAGTCTGAATTTATAGAACGTATTATAAATTATGATTGAAGCTATAGAATTATTAACAAAACTAGAATGTGAAATTGATTTATTAATTAAATTATTAGGATATGAACAGAAATAAAAAAGCGTTAGTTATCTTTCATAGGGTAGATTTTGATGGAACATCCAGTATGTGTATAGCAGTAAAATCACTATACGATGAAGGGTACCAAGTAGATAAAACCGGATATAATTATGGAGATGAAATTCCAGAAATGTATGTAGATAAGAATGGAAGACCCTATGACCTGATCTGTATGGTTGATATAAGTTTCCCTCCTGAAATTATGTTACAGGTTTGGGAACACTATGGAGATAACTTTATATTCATAGATCATCATGTATCATCCATCGAAAGTTCTATACAAAATAACTACACCGGAATTAAAGGTATTCGTGAGATTGGACCAGCTGCTTGTGAATTAACTTGGAGATTTTTCTGTCCAGGTCAAGATATTCCAGAATTTATTCGACTTCTTGGAGTATATGATACTTGGAGAAAAGATGAAGTTGGGGAAGATGATTGGCAAGATGTAATACTTCCTTTACAGAGTGGTTTGAAATTTAAATATGGCTTAAATCCTGATACGTGGCTCTATGAATTTCCTAATCTATGTTTCTGGGAAGATAGATTGACAGAAGTAATAGAACTTGGAACTATTCTTAAACAAAATCAGGATAAAATTAATAAAGGAGTAGTTAAATCATTCTCATTTCCCGTTACTGTTGCTGGAAAATATAGAGGAGTTTGTGTAATAGGAACTGCATTTTCAAGTACAGTCTTTAATTCTGTCTTAAATGATTATGATATTTATATAGTATGTAATCGAAGAGATAAAGGAGTATATAGTATATCAATGTATAAAGAACCTGATCGAATTCCAGAATTTAGTTGTGCTGGATATAGAGGCATTATTTTTGGACATAAAAGTGCTGGAGGTGGTACTTTAAACTTTGAACAATTCAAGACTTTAATAGAGGATTGTGAAATTTAAAACTTATAAGAACCAAGGATTTTATTTCCTTGGTTTCTTTATTTTTATTGTAACTTATTTATGAGGACAAAGGAGCTTCCCTTATATTACACCCCTTTTCGCTACCGCTAGGGGTGTCTTAGAAAAGAAACATTGAATAAGATATATAGGAATAAACTCAGAAAATGAAGATATTTATAAAGATTTTATATTATTGATTTTCGCCTCCTC